CACGAATACATTGTCCCGCCGCTGACAAAGGAACAACAGCAAGAGCAAGCCAGCAAGCAGTTGATGGCATTCTTGACTACTAGACCGGGTTCGGAGGCTTACCTGAAAGAGTAGCATGGCTCAACATATTGATACGCAAGGCTTTGAAGGCAAGGACATGAAGTTCCAGCTTTCTGGCTTTGCTGAGTTTGAGCAACAAATCATTGATCTAGCCAATGGCTTCAAGATGGATGTTGTGCTCAAGAACACGCTTGCCAAGGCCGCTGAAGAGTCCATGAAGAGCGTTTACTACGCTGCCCTAGCCTATGCCCCATACGACAGCGAAAAGCCTCGTAGCGCCTACAGCCCATTTCACATGAGGGATACCCTCAAACTGAAGTCTCGGCTCACAACTCCAAACGACAGAGAAGCACCTAGCATTGGTGACAACTCGGTTGTCTTGGCAATTGTTTCTGTCAAACGTAGTGCTGTTTCTTTGGCTCAAGAATACGGCACATCTAAAATACCTGCACGACCATTTTTGCGTCCAGCATTGCAATATGGCGCCACAACTGTCATCAGTGATTTGAAAGACAGTCTTGGTAGGATAATTCCAGAATACGCGCAAAAACTCGCTAGAAAGAGGAAGTAATGGCTACTCATCAAAACGCAGCAACATTGGGGATCGCGCTTGATCTCCAGATGGGTAACTTTGCTACGGAAGCACAAAAGGTTGCTTACGAAACGCAAAAGATGAAGAACGCCATTGCGCGTGAAATGAAGGCGGCTGACAAAGAAATTCAGTCGCTGAAATATGCAACAGAAGATTACGGCAAATCTGTTAGCAAGGTTACGGAAATTGAGCGTCAGTTAGCGACAGGTCGGTTAAAGGACATTAAGGGAACTGAAAAAGCAGCACAACTTTTGGCGCAAGCGGCTGCTTACGACAAAGTAGCTAATGCTGCCAAGAACGCTTCTGGCGCTACGTTCAAAATGAATGAGCAACAGAAAATTAACCTGACCTATCAGACAACTGACTTTTTTACTCAGATTGCTTCTGGTCAAAGTCCGTTTATTGCAGCGTTGCAACAGGGTGGTCAGTTGAAAGACACAATGGGCGGCGTGGGCAATATGTTCCGTGCTATTGGGTCTTTGTTTACTCCGTTTAGCGTTGGCCTTGGTTCTGTTGCTATTGGCCTTGGTGCTGTTGGATTGGCTGCATATCAATCTTCAGAAGACCTTGCAAAATTTAAAGACGCTTTAACTTTGAGTGGCAACTATTCTGGCATGACGCAAGAATCTTTTGTCAAACTGGCAAATACTTTAAGTGGGCAAACAAAATCAAGCATTGCCGATGCTAAAGAAGCATTGTTAGCTTTAATTTCTTCTGGTCAATTTACTGAAAAGTCTATCGGTGCTGTATCTAAAGCAATTGTTACTTATGCAGAAATTGCTGGTGTATCTGCAACAGAAGCAACGCAAAAACTTAAAGGCGGTTTGAGTGGAACAGCAGAAGGCGCTAAGTCACTTAACAAAGAAATGAATTTCTTGACGCTTGAGCAATACAAGCAAATAGAAGCATTGGAAAAATCAGGTAAAAAACAAGAGGCTGCACAATTAGTTGCAGTAGCACTAAACACAAAACTTGAGCAACAACGCAGAGAACTTGGTTTGCTTGAGGGTGCATGGAATTCTGTCACTAAAGCAACAAGCAACTATTGGGATACATTTAAATCTTTTCTTGCTGGCCCAACGCAATCAGAAAACATGATGGCTTTGGACAAACAAATTGCAAGCATAAAAGAAAGGCTTGCTGGCAAAGACAATGAAGACAATGGCTTTGTACGTGGATTGCGAAAAGTGCTTGAATCTTTGCAAGCATCTAAAGAAAACTTGCTAGAAATTCAGCGTCTTCAAAGTCGATCCGCATCTGCAAAAGATGTTGGAAGTGCAAAAGAAAAAATAGACGAGTACGACAAATACAAAGGAATGTTAGTAACTAAAGCAGGTGAATTAGCAAAATCTCAATCGGCAACTGAACTTGCTATTGCAAAACAAAACGCGCATGAGCTTATACAACTTGATCTTGACATGAAGAATCAACTTGCAGAAGCTAATCGAGAAATGCTGCAAAAAAACAAACAAGAAGATGGTCGAGCAACATCACAAAATCTAGAAATATATAAAAACAAAGCTATAACAATTGCAATTGAAACAGCCAAAAAACAAAGCGAAATAAAAACAAAATATGCTTTGTTGGATTTGGCCGAAAGTTTAAAGATAGAAGATGAAAAAAATCTTGGGTTAGTGGCAATAGACAAAGCTAACGAGGCTGCTCGTACTGCATCACAAGCGCAAACCCGTGAACTTGAATTTCAACGGGAATCGCTTGAGTTGAAATATAAAATGATTTACGCAACAGAGACTGAGCAAAGGTTGGCTCAGATTTCTCTTGAGTACGCTCGAAAGCGTAAAGAGGCTGAAGGGAAAGACCCACTTGTATTACAAGAGGTTAACCGACAAGAAGAAATTGCAAAAATGTTTGTCACTATGGCTGAATCTGCCAAGCGCACACAGCAAGTGTTTGACAGTGTGTTTGGCAACTTGTCTTCTGCCATTGACAACTTTGTTAAGACGGGCAAGTTGAGCATGAAGGACTTGGCTCGTAGCATCATTCAAGACTTGATTGCAATCCAAATGAAGGCTGCTGTAATGCGCTTTTTGGGTGGCGTTTTTGGTCTTCCTACCGCACCCGGCGGTTCAAATGATGGCTGGTTTAAAAATGTCTATCAAGCAACACCAAGAGCTACAGGTGGCCCTGTAAGCGCGGGTAGTCCGTATATGGTGGGTGAGCGTGGCCCTGAATTGTTTATGCCATCAGGCTCAGGGACAATCATTCCAAACAACCAGATTAACAACATGGGCGCTACCACCAACGTCACAAACAACTACATTAACGCCATTGATGTAAAGTCGTTTGAGACTAAACTGTTGGAAAGCAGCAACACTATTTGGGCTGGCTATCAGTACGCTAACAAACAGTTAGCATCGAACGGACGAAGGGCTTAACCATGTCATTCCAAACTGTGTTCAATATCCAGCAGTCTATGACGGTGAATAACCGTAGGATGGTTGGTCAGCAAGTTGCTAGGTCGGGGTACATCACTGTTGCTCAGTACCTGACAGCAGTGCCTTGGGTGTTTACTGTCACGCCACACAACTACTTGTACTATCCACAGGTGCGCGACATCATTCAAGCCATTGACAACAAAGACCGTCAATTACCTGAAACGATTACGTTCAACACAAGCACCTTGAATTGGTTTACCGAAAAACTTGGCACAGCTACTGCGGCTGTTCTTAACGGCGCACCTACACCTAACACGCAAACACTTGCATTGACCTCTAACGGGACGTTTAAGGCTGGTGATTTTATTATGGTAGGTGGCTATACCTACAAGATCACAGCAGACTCTGCTGGCGCTTCTGTCAACATCCATCGGCCATTGATCGGTACGCCATCTTCAGGTGCTACTGTGTCAATTGGCAACGCTTGCACTTTTACTGTTGTGGCTGAACGCTGCCCAACGTATACTTTGAACCCAATGACAGATGGCGCATTTGTTCAATGGGATGATGCGTTTGTTTTTAGGGAATACATCACATGACAGACATTGCAGCCCTCAGTGGCCCACAGATTAGACACGCAGAATTTGTAAAGCTGACGGTAGGCACAGCCGCTACTGTTTACACATTCTGCAACGCAGCAGCCCCTATTACTGTTGGCGGCATCACATTTGCAAACCTTGGTGCTTTGCTTAACGTGGGTGACGTACAGCGTGATATGCGCTCAACCTCGGATGACATGACCATTGCGTTGACAGGTATTGATCCAGCAAACGTAGGCATCATCCTTGGCAACGACATTAAAGGGTCGCTTGTTGAGGTGTGGCGTGGATTCTTTGACTCTAACAACCAGATCATCACTACGCCTACAACGCAATTTTTTAAGCGTTATCAGGGCATCATCAATAGCGTTTCCATCACAGAAGACTTTAACTCTGAAATGCGTACACGCATTGCCACTTGCTCTATTGCTTCCTCGTCAATGAGGCGCATTTTAGAGAACAGGCTTGGCGGTGTTAAGACAAACCAATCTAGCTGGCAGTTTTTGTATCCCGGCGATGCAAGCATGAACCGTGTAGCAACTATTGCCAACACCTATTTTGACTTTGGCAAACCACCACAGACAAACACACAATCAACAGACACTACACAAGTTGACCAATCTGGATTTGCATAATTAAATGATAAGACTTGCGACAAGATATGACATACCAAGGCTGCTAGAAATTGTTGAAGCATACGCTTATGAGAATCCCATCAAATGCCTTGGTAGGCCAAACAATCACTTTCCAAAGTATGTAGAAGAACTGCTGTTTAGCATCATTGCTGGCAGAGGGTTTATCTACATTGACAACAATATGTGCGGCGCACTGATTGCTATCAAGCAAAGTAACGTATGGTCGCCCAAGGTTAAAGAGCTAAATGAACTGTTGTGGTGGGTTGAACCTGAACACCGAAATGGGACAATTGGCGGTAGGCTATGGAAAGCATTTGACGAGAGGGCTGAAGCAATGCTTAAAGCTGGCGACATTGATTTTGTTGTCACTAGCATATCTGCCAACGGTCCTTTGATTGATTACACAAAACGCGGTTACACGCCACTTGGCGCATCGTTTGTACGGGAGTAAAAGATGGTAGGAACAATGATTGTCGCTGCGGCGGCTAACGTAACGGCGGCGGCTGTTGCTTCTTCTTTTGCGCTTACGGCTGCTGCGTTTGCTGTTAACTTTGCTGTTTCACTTATTGTCAGCAGAGTGTTTGGGCAAAGTGGACAAGGCCCACAAGACAGCGGAACAAGACAGCAAGTACCTCCATCCAACATTAACGCAATTCCTATTGTGTACGGTGACGCATATCTTGGCGGTACGTTTGTTGATGCTGTATTGTCTACGGACCAAAAAACAATGTACTACGTTGTTGCTGTGTCTTGCGTCAGTCCTAACGGCCAGTTCACGTTTGACAGCACCAAGTTTTACTACGGCGATAGACTGATTACGTTTGATGGCACAGACCAAACCAAAGTTGTTAGCTTGACTGACGAGGCGGGTAATGTAGACACAAAGATTAGCGGCAACTTGTTCATCAGTCTGTATAGGTCTACTGCTGCTGGCAGTATCACGCCATTAAACGGCGCATCTGCCCCTAACGTGGTCATGGGTGGCGCTGACATTGACGTAGCCTTGCGGTGGCCTTCTAGCGGTCGCCAAATGAATGGCTTGGCGTTTGCAATCATAAAGCTGAACTACAACCAAGACGCTGGCACAACTAACTTGTCGCCAATTACGTTTTATGCCAAGCATTACCTGAACAGCACTGGTGCAGCAAAGCCGGGAGATGTTTGGTATGACTACATTACCAATGCAGCATATGGCGGCGCTGTAGATGCGTCATTTGTAAATTCAAGTTCTGCAACAGCGTTAAACGTCTATTCAGATCAGCTAATCACATACACACCTTCTGGTGGTGGTTCTGCTACGCAAGTTAGATACCGCATGAACGGTGTGCTTGATGCTGGTCAAACAGTGTTGAGCAACCTTGACAAGATAATGACTTGCGCTGACTCTTGGATGGCGTACAACGCTGCTCTTGGTCAGTGGTCTATTGTCATTAACAAAGCAGATGCAACTTCATACGCATTTGATGATGACAACATCATTGGCGAGGTGCGCGTAAGTGCAACAGACATTACGCAGTCAATCAACCAAGTTGAAGCCAAGTTCCCTGACAAGGGTTCACGGGATCAGCCTAACTTTGTCAACATTGCAACACCACAATTGCTGCTGTACCCCAACGAGCCAGTAAACAAGTACAGCGTTACTTATGACCTGTGCAACGATTCTGTTCAAGCACAATACCTTGCCAACAGAATTCTTGAGCAAGCCCGTGAGGATTTAATTGTCAGCTTCAGCACAACCTATTACGGCATCCAAGTAGATGCTGGTGACGTTGTTAGCGTAACCAATGCTGATTACGGCTGGACAAACAAGTTGTTTCGTGTGGTCAAGGTTAATGAGGCATCGTTGCCTGATGGCAGTCTTGGCGCAAAGCTAGAGATGACAGAGTACAGCGCGGCTGTGTACGATGACTTTGACATCACGCAATACACACCTGTGCCTAACAGTGATTTGCCAAGCGTAAATTACTTTAGTCCTTTGTCTGCTTCAACAGTTACTGCAAGCAATCCAGCTAGCCCAATTCCAAACTTTAACGTACAAATCTCAATTCCTGCTGTTGGTCGAGTTACGTTTACTGAGTTGTATTACACAACGGCAGCAATTCCTACGGCAAACGATTGGCGCTTGCTGTCAACTGCTGGCCGCATTGATGGTGAGCCTGTAACACCGGGAACATCTTATGTGTTTACCAATCAAGTGTTGCCAACAGGATCAGACCCATCTGCAACATATTACTTTTCCTATGTAGTTGGAAATGATATTTCGCGGTCTAACAGAAGTCCTACAAGTGCGTCATTTACATGGACACCAGCAGCCACTATTGGACCACCGGGGCCAGCAGGTTCTAACGGATTAAATGGATTGAACTTTATCAATGCTTATAGAGTTCAAAACCAATCTGACGCTACACCAACATTTACTACACCGACATCTGGCGCTGCTATACCTGCTGGATGGGTTGCAACAGCACCATCTGTGGCTGTTGGACAAGTTCTTTGGTATATCCAAGGGCGTTACAACAGTTCTTCAACTACGATTGATGGTGTTGCTGCTGGTACAACTGCTTGGACAGGGCCAATAGCTGCAAGCATCTTTCAAGACATTCGCTCAGACAACTGGAACGGCTCTAACCCTCCAGTAGCTGCTACGGTTGCCTCTTGGGGAACTACGGGATATTACATTGAACGCAACACTGGCAATATGTTTGCTAACGGGTTTTATTCTCGTGGTGTTGTAAAAATCAACGGTTCTTCAGCTAGTTCACTAGGCTCTACGACTGCTGCTGATGTAAACTCCAGTGGAGATGCCGATTACGGCGTTGTTGGTTTCTCTGACAATGCTTTTGGTATTGGCGTTGTTGGCTACACAAACCATATTTCAACAGGCGCTGGAACGCAAGGTACATCATTAACAAACGCAAGTTATGGTGTTGTTGCTGCTAACAATGCTGCTGGAACGGCTTTGTTTGTTTCTGGAAAAATGCAAATTACCAACAACACAAAAGTTACAAACTTAAATGCTGATTTGTTAAACGGTTTAAAGTTTGATTCTATTGCAGCAGCAGGAACAGGAACAGGGAATTATGTTGGCACTACAAAACCATCATCAACCACGACATCAAATCAATGGCTAAAAATTGACATTGGTGGTGTTTTTTATTACATACCAGCTTGGCAATAAGGAAGAAAAATGCGCGTTTCTACAATTCCACAACAAACGGTTTCAGAAGAAATCCAATCGGTTGAACATATTATTGGTTCAATTGTAAGAGTAACAATTGGTGTTGGCACTCAAGTTGATGGTGTGTTTAAATACACTGTTCCACAACAATTTAATGTTGTGTTAATTGCTGATCGTAATGAAACACTAGACCCTCAAACAGAAGAAGTTTTGCAACCTGCTTTAACAGACTACACTGACCTGTCAACCGAATACCCCAACGGTTCGTGGTCAACTGAAGATTTGTGGCCTTACATTGATTTGATTCGATCTAGAAGTTAAAATAAGCCACTACATGACAAGACCCGTAGCCCCGTGAGTACATGGGGAGCGTTTAACCTGAGTACAGGGAACTGTTATGCCGATCTTCAGCCGCAACGTCATCACACAAGTCAGTGGCTTCGACTCGCCGCTTTTGTCTGGTGAACTTGTTTACAACCAACAAACCTATTGGAATCTTGCGCTTAAAACAACCGCAACACTTCCTAGCACTCCTATCAATTTGACAGGCGCAACAATTAGCGCACAGATTGTTAGGCGAACCGTTACCAATCTACAGGACACTCGAACGGGATTGTCTTTTGATATAGGTAACTACACCCCAACACCTACGACCATCAACTTAACGATTGCTAATCGTGTTGATGCTGCTGGTACGTTTACGCTTGTGCTTGATGATTCTGCATGGTCTGTTATTGCTGGTGATGCGGGATTGCAGATTGATTTGGTTGACCCTGTGTGTTTTAGTGGTCGAGTCAAAGTTAGCTTTCCAGCAGCAGGAGGAATACCGCAGGATGATTTGATAATCTTCCTTATGTTTCTTGTTCGCTCTGACGGCATCACTAACATTTAAGGAATCATCATGGGGCCAATACAAGTAGTCGTAGAAGACGGGAACAACCTCGTCCTTGAAGTAACACCAACACCAGACACAACGGTCATTCTTGATCGCGGTATTGCAGGGCCAACAGGACCAACAGGACCAGTAGGCCCACAAGGGCCGGGTGATGTCAACGGGCCAGCATCTGCAACAGACAACGCTGTAGCCCGTTTTGATGGCACTACAGGCAAGCTAATTGAAAATAGCGTGGTGACTGTGAGCGACACAGGCGCGGTAGCTGGTGTTACTACTCTTGCAGCATCGGGCGCTGTAACCTTGTCCGGCCTAACAGCCTCCACAGCCTTGGCACTAGATGCCAGCAAGAACGTGGTGAGCGTCACCAACACAGGCACAGGCAACAACGTCTTGTCCAACAGCCCAACACTGGTGACTCCAGCTCTTGGCACTCCTGCATCGGGCGTGGTGACAAACCTGACGGGCACTGCCTCAATCAACATCAACGGCACTGTGGGGGCTACAACAGCCAACACTGGTGCTTTTACTACGCTGTCTGCTACGGGCAACGTCACTTTGGGTGATGCAACTGCTGAAACCGTAACCATTAACGGCACTGTGCAGCCCGGCGTGGTTATCAGCGGCTCATCAACTGGTGACGCCCTGCGAATCACACAGACAGGCACTGGCAATGCGTTGGTAGTTGAGGACGCCACCAACCCTGATGCAACGCCATTTGTTATTGACTCTAGTGGCAACGTCGTAAAAGGCAATGCGGCTGCGCTCACAACCCCCGGATTTAGTACTACGACTGCGTTGACTCCCGGCATTCAATCACAAGGCACTTCAAATTCAGGCTCTGCTGTTGCTGCATTCTCATGGCAAGCAAATGCATCAGGTGCGCCACAATATATATTGTCAAAAAGCCGTGGGGCTTCGGTGGGTACATTTGGCGTTGTGTCCAGTGGAGATAGCTTGGGTGGCCTGACGTTTAACGGCGATGACGGCACTGCGTTTGTACGCGCAGCAACCATTGTCGCTCAAGTAGACGGAACCCCCGGCACAAACGACATGCCGGGACGCCTTGTTTTGAGCACCACACCTGATGGCTCTGACACCCCAGTAGAGCGTGTTCGTATCACCAGTGCTGGCAAGACAGGCTTTGCTACCGATGCTCCAGCAGCAACAGTTCATGTGGCTGGCAACACCATCTTGAGCAACGTCAACGTAATTGGTGCAAGCTACGACAGTGTGTCTTTTTCTGTTGCGGGAGAGGAGTTAACACCAACTGATTTGTTCTTTAGCCCTGACGGGTTGAAGATGTATGTCATTGGGTCTACTGGCGATGATGTCAATGAGTACAACCTGTCTACGGCTTGGGTTGTATCGTCTGCTGTGTTTGCAACCAACTTTAGTGTGTCTGGTCAAGATACTTCTCCTACTGGGTTGTTCTTTCGTGCTGATGGCACAAAAATGTATGTGCTTGGTGCAACCAACGATGCCGTTTACCAATACACACTGAGTACACCTTGGTCTGTTGCAACAGCGTCCTATGACAACATTTCTTTTTCTGTTACAGCACAAGAAATATCCCCTAGCGCAATTTCATTTAAACCAAACGGTTTGTCAATGTATGTGGTTGGAAACACGGGTGACGCTGTTTACCAGTACACGTTGTCAACCGCTTGGAACGTATCAACGGCCACTTTTTTGCAATCGTTCTCAGTATCGGGTCAAGAATCTGTTCCAACAGGTATGGCTTTTACAGGCGATGGCTCACGGATGTTTATTGTTGGGAGTACAGGCGACGACGTTAACGTCTATAACCTGACAACACCTTGGGACATCAGCACATCAGCGTTTGTCAACGTGTTTAGCGTTTCTGGCCAAGACACTTCACCACAAGGAATTTACATCAAGCCTGATGGCACAAAGATGTACATCATGGGGCAGACCAACGACACTGTTTACCAATACACAGTACCAAGCATTGACATCCAACTGACTGGCCCAACTTCTGCTGCGGCTTTGGACGTACAGCAAGACCTGACTGTCTACGGCAACACAACGGGCTCGTTCCTGAACAATGGCTTTAGAGAGAACATCAGCGGCCAATACTACAACTTGGTCAGCCAAACCGACATCGGCACAGCACCCAACGAGATTCCGCTGAATCAGTATCTGGGCAACTTGGCGTATCAAGACGCTGCAAACATTGCTGGCCCTGTGGGTGTTGGCGGTGCGCTGACGGTTGTTGGTGCGACAACCCTTGCTGCGACAACTATGGCATCTGCCACGGTTACTGGCGCAGTTGAGGCTGGTGGCGGCGTAATAGCTGAACAGCTTTTAGTGGACAACTTCACGGCTGCAAGCAGTGCCGTGCTGCGTGGTGGTTCTACAAACTTGTTGACTTACTCTGAGCAGTTTGACAATGCGGCTTGGACTAAAACCCGCTCGTCCATAACTGCAAACGCTGTAGTGGCCCCTGATGGCACGTTGACTGGCGATAAATTGGTTGAGGACACGACAGCCAGCAATACACATAATACAAATCAATCGGCTTCTTATACATCTGGAACCAGTTACAGTTTTAGCGTGTTCGTAAAGGCGTCTGAGAGAACATCACTTTCACTGCAATTCCCCAGTGGTCAATTTGGTGCAAGCGTAACAGGTTCATTTAACTTGTTAACAGGTACAGCCACGCTTGCAATTAGTGGCACATCTTCATCGGTTTCCATAAACCCTGTTGGTAATGGCTGGTATCGTTGCTCTCTTGTTTCTCAAGCAACATCTACGGGGTCTGGAAGTGTGTTGGTCACTTTAGAAAACACTCCAAACAACCGGGTTTACACAGGCGATGGTACAAGCGGCATTTTCATCTGGGGCGCTCAACTCAACACTGGCGCAGTCCCTGCCGCATACCTGCAAACAGTTGCCACGGCAATCACCACAGCCTATGCAGCGCCAATTGAGTCGCCCAACGGCTTGGCATTCCCGCTGCTTGCCACAATGACTCCTGCACGCAACGCAGACATGACGTTTGAACTTGCAAGCAACACAAGTCTTGTGGTCAAGGTTCGCGGCTCAGACGGCACTGTACGCTCTGCAACACTGTTACTCGTTTAAGGAAACAACATGAGCATACAAACCAACTTCCCCGCAATCAAGCCAACGCTGCTGCTTGACTTTGCCAACGTAGAGCAACTCGATCCAAGAATTACTTTCGCCAGAGCCAGCACTGCCACGTACTACGGCACTCAAACGGCTAAGGCTGAGGAGAATTTGCTGTTGCAGTCGCAGGACTTTACGACAACTTGGGTAAATACAGGTTCTTCTGAGACAGCTAATACTAGCACTGCACCAGACGGAACAGCCACCGCAGATACGCTTAACGAAGAAACGTTAACTGGCGTTCACAGCCTGCATCAAGTGCCAGCTTTGTTGGCATCAACTACATACACGCTTAGTTGTTTTATTAAAAACGTAGACGCAGGCTTTGCTGGATTGGCTATCAATACGGCAGCTTCTAACTACGGCACGGTGGAATTTAACCTTTCCGGTTCCGGCTCTGTCAATCGAACTGATGTTTTAGGCACTGGCTTTTCGATTGTCGCCTCGTCAATCACAGACGTTGGGAATAGCTGGTTCAGGTGTGTAGCCACCATCACATTAGGTTCGGCAAGTGTATCTGATGCTCGTGCAACAATCTATATGTCTGACGGCTCAGGTAGTTTTGATACCCGTGGTCGCCCTATCTACACAGGCACAAGCAAGACAATAGAGGTTTGGGGCGCTCAGCTAGAGCAACGCTCCGCAGCCACAGCATACCAAGTCACAACCACACAGCCGATCACCAACTACATCCCTGTGCTGGAAACAGCAGCGTCTGGTGTGGCACGGTTTGACCACAACCCAACTACGTTTGAGAGCTTGGGGCTGCTGATTGAGGAAAGCCGGACTAACCTGCTGACGTACTCTGAGCAGTTTGATAATGCGGCTTGGACAAAATCAAACTCAACAATTACTGCAAACACTATTATTGCTCCTGATGGAGCATTGACGGGCGATAAGCTTGTTTCGGACAGCGGACAAACTGGAAACGTAAATAAACCGAGTTTAAGTTTTACTTCTGGAACGGCATATACAGCGTCTTTTTATGCAAAGAAAGGCGAATTTGACACAATACTTTTAAGGGTTGGGTCTACTGCCTTTACTGGAACGGTTGCAGCCCGAACTGTAACTTTTAATTTGACTTCTGGAACTGTTACAACAACTGGCGCAACTTGGACAAGCGCGTCTATGACTGCGGTAGGAAACGGCTGGTATAGATGCGTTGGGACTATAAGTGCAACCAGCACAGCGTCCGATACATTATTTTTTGTTGGAAACAACACAGGCGATGGCTACAGCGGCATCTACATCTGGGGCGCTCAACTGGAAAGTTCATCGTTCAGCACCAGCTACATCCCCACAGTAGCAAGCCAAGTGACCCGTGCTGCTGATGCTGCAAGCATGACAGGCACAAACTTCTCAAGTTGGTATAACCAAGCGGAGGGGACTTTGTATGCAGAAGGGGTGTCTGTTGATTCAATTGCTGGAACAACGGCTAGACGATATGCTGAAATAAATGATGGAACAGGTAACAGCTTTTTAAGTGTTGAATTTAGAAATACAACGCAATCCAGATTTAATGTATTGTCTTCTGCTGTTAGTCAGGCAACCATAACCAGTGGTGGAGCGATTAATCAGTTTTCTAAACTTGTTGGCGCGTATGCAACTAACAGTTTTGCGTTTTCTGCAAACGGCAGCTTAGGAACACCAGATACTTCTGGGAATGTTCCTGTTGTTACTCAATTAAGCATTGGAAACAGGGCAGACACTGCAAGCGGGGGTTGCATTAACGGCCACATTCGCAAAGTCGCCTACTATCCATTAGCCGCAACGTCTGCACAGCTTCAAGGACTCACATCATGACCGACCTGTACTTATCCTTTCCCGACCAAGCTGCTGCTGATGCAGTGCTGTACACCACACACGATGCTGTAACGGATGAAGAAGGCAACGTGACCGCAGAGGCTTACGTCACGCCCAACTACGCCAACATTGACACCATCGGCATCATCTACAAGCCCACAGGCGAGACAACAGAGCAGGACGGCATGGCTGTGCCTGTGATGGCTCCAATCGAGGGCTGGCACGTCAACGTGCGTGTGGTGGATGAAGATGCTGAAGCCTTGCAAGCATATGAAGTACACCCTACTGTGCCGCGGCGCGTGTGGGCTTAATTTTTCGGAGTAGTACATGTCTGAGCAGATCGACGCAACGGAGGCTAGATTGACCACACACGAGCAAGTTTGCGCCCATCGTTATGAGGGCATCCAAAAGTCTTTTGAGTCAGGCTCAAAGCGCATGGCAAAGATCGAGTATCTGCTTTACGCTGTCATTGCTGCTGTGCTGCTTGGCCCCGGTGTTGCTGCTGAGTTCGTCAAAAAAGTCTTTGGCATATGAAAGATTGGGCCGTCAGCTTTATTGCAGCGGCCTGTCTTGTTGGCATGGTAATCTGGTGCGTCAAAGTGTTTGTTGAGGTGTTGCTGTGATTGCTGAGTTGATGGCTGCAAATGCGGCATTTTCTGTCATTAAGCAAGCACTGGCTAACGGCAAAGAGCTTCATCAACTTGGCTCAAGAGTCTTTGACTACTTCGACAGCAAAGCCAAGATTCAAGAAAACGCTACCAAGAAAGGTGGCGGCTCAGACCTTGAAGAATTCATGGCTCTTGAGCAACTTAAGCAGCAAGAAGAAGAATTGCGTGAGCGCATGGTCTACGCTGGCAGACCGGGAATGTGGAATGATTGGATAAAATTTCAAGCAGCAGCAGCACGTAAGCGCAGGGAGGCCAAGGAAGCAGCCGCTAAAGAGGCTCAAAGGCGCAAGCAAGAGCTTGAAGACTTAGCGGAGTACATCGCTATCGGCTTGGCTGTAATTGTGCTTGCTGGCCTTCTGGTTGGAGGCTTCATCATATACATGAATCACCTAAGATGAGCAACAAACCAGCGTCCGTTGTTGATAGGGTGTTGACCTACGTAGACAGCCCATTTAAGCTGTTTGCCATCCTTGTCATGGGCGTGGTGGCTTTTGCCGGTTACTTCCTCTGGCAGAACCAAGAGTTCATGCGCGATGCCTACAAGGAGTCCAAGAAGCTGCCGGAGATCAACACCTCAAGGGCTGATGACGCAAGCTCCATGCTGCTCAAGAAGACGGGAGCTACGGTGGTGGCGGTATTCAAGGTCAACCCTTTGTTCAACAGCCGGGTGCTGTACCGGGCCTACACAAAGGATGGTAGAGACAAAACGATTGAAGACATTGATGTTGGATTGTTTAGCCAGAACTCAGCAAACAATGCTGATGTGGTCAAGTTGATGACTAACGAGATTCCATGCGGGGAATACCGTTTTGCTCAGTCTGAGGTTGGGCTTTGGTACTTAGAAAAAGGTGTTGGGTTTACCTGTCGGGTAAGCGTACCACCAGACTCACATCGGTTTGTCGGACAAATTACGGTTGGTTGGAATGAACAACCAGAAAACCTAGAGCAAGTAAAATTTATGCTGGAAATTGCCAGCGCCATGCTAACCAAAAGGGGTAACTAATGCTTTCACTAATTTCAACTCTTGGGGGTCTGCTGATTTCTGGCTTGCCCAAACTGCTGGAATACTTTCAGAACAAGGCTGACCAAAAACATGAACTGGCTTTGGCTTCTGTTCAAACGGAACGCGAATTGGCACTTGCTGCTGCTGGCTTTGCTGCACAAGCTCGTGTTGAAGAAATCCGCACTGAGCAAGTCGCCATGCAAACCCAAGCGCAGATGGCCGAGGCTGAAGCAGACATGGTGCGTGGCGCTCAGGACCACGACAAAGCAGTGCTCGCCAAGGCATCTACATGGGTTGCCAGCTACGTGGGCACAGTGCGCCCGACAGTGACCTACATCTTCGTTGCTGAACTGGTGGCGATCAACGCCTTCCTGTGTTACTACCTGTGGCAGCACCCCGGTTTGATCACCAGCATAGACGATGTGCTGCGCTATGCAGATGTAGTGTTTAGTGCAGATGAAATGGCTATGCTTGGTGGAATTTTGGGCTACTGGTTTGGGTCAAGAGGCTGGAGCAAGAAGTGAAACTGTCCAAAGCTGGCGCAGACCTAATGCACCGCTTTGAGGGGTGCAGAAACAAGCCTTACCTTTGCCCGGCGCAAATTTGGACGGTCGGTTTTGGAGAGGTTTTATATCAAGACCAAATCCGCCTACCTGTTGTACGCAAAGAAGGTTACACGGGCATGATTCGAAAAGAGTATCCACTGCGTCAGGAGGACAGCCGTGTCTGGTCAAAGGAAGAAATCAATCAGTTATTCGACCGCAGCATTGCTCATTTTGAACGTGGTGTTCTTCGACTTGTTCCCGGCGTTGTTGGCAAGCAAGGCGCTTTTGACGCTCTTGTCTCTATTTCCTTTAACTTCGGACTAGGCAACCTCCAACGCAGCACCATCCGCATGAAGGCAAACCGGGGCGATTGGGAAGGCGCAGCCCAAGCCTTCAGAATGTGGACAAAGGGAGGCGGGAAAGTCCTGCCCGGTCTGGTGCGGCGCAGGGAAGCCGAGATTGCCCTATTTCTTCAAGAGTGAAATTGGCATATAGCAGCAAGCCTCTGAGCTACTGGACTCAACACTGACAAAAGACTGACCGTAAGGATTGTTCACTTGTTCAGGGTGATGAAACCATCTGCGGCAGTTCTTGCAGTGTGAGTCTGGTAACTCTGGCTGACATCTTGAGTAATCAAACGGTAAAGTGTTCATGCTTTAACAAATTGACCGTTTTTGTTCATGTAACCTTGCCTTGGTTCTATGACTTTAAAAGCCTTGTAAAAGCACTGGCGTAAGTCCATGTCTCACAATACGCTTACGTTGACCAGCGTGACCATAACGTCACCAATGGCATCTGCAATTTCCTCACGGTCATTACTGGCAACAGCAGCAAGCAACTCACCAGCTTCTTCAAGCGTCTTCTTTGCTTGGCCTAGTGCTGTACCATTTTCGTAAATGCCTCGGTCTTTTGCCCACTGCATTACAGCAAACTCTGTGCTGCTATACGATTGTGTTTCTTTCATACTGTCCACTCTCTTTCGTTACGTCCTGAGTTTGATTTAACTGTCTTGCCTGTTAAAAACACCATGCCCATAACTTTCATTTCGTTCATGCGCCGAGCAACTTGATTGCCATCAAGACCAGTTAACCTTGCAATGCCATCTTTGCCAAGTGGCCCATGCTCTCTTAAACAATCAGCAATAAGATTCCAATGCTTTGATGCAGACTCTACGATTAAATCAGCAGCCTCAAACGACTCAATTGGATCAGTCGCACGGACACGAGGAAACTTGATGTCAAAGAAGTCTTTGAATGTTTTTGCGTATGTCATGTTTTGTCCTAAGTTATAAATGTTAGCAACCTTATTAAATGCCAATAACATTGCTAATTTAATTAAGGTGGGGTACTCGCTGCGTCTAACTTCCTAGAGATCATCCTGCACTGCCTAGAACAATGACTCGTCAGCATCCGCTTTCCCCCGTTAATCAAAATGGGATATCGTCATCCATTTCAACAGGTTGCCGCTTTGGGCTAGAAGCCTGTTTAACGGGCTTATCTTCTTTTGGCTTAACCGACAGGCTCATAAACTTTTTGCCCGTCTTGTCGGACGTTTTAAGCCATCCTGACACCCACATGTCAACGCCATTGACGTTCAGACTGCCTTTGTAGTCTGGATGATTGTCTTGTTGCTTGTCATCGTTTTTAAAGATGGCTCCGCGATTGGTGTTGTCGTATTGCATATTTATTCCTTTGCTTTTTTAATAGCCGAACGAGTCTTGCTGTCTAGCAATGACCACAGTCCAACCTTTTGATCAGCCTCAAGATTCTCAGAGTCAAGTCTTTCTAAGGCTTGCTTTGGGTTTCCTTCAGCCACGTTAGCAATCAACTCGACTGCTAATTCTTGAAGGTACTGCATTTCCTCTGGAGGAATAGTGTCTGCAATACCTTGTGATGGGGTGATAATGACTTTCTTGTCTTCTACAGGCTTAGAAGAATCAAGCGCATCGTGTTCTACGATCTCAAGCGCAGCAACCCACAAGTATCTGCGGATGTAAGTCTGCACAGCACCAAGATTCTGCACGGGATGACAGCCTTTAAGATTGGCCTCCGACATTGGCGACTCAATGACAATCATTTCTTCTGGCTTGTCAGTGTTAATGATTCGCATGTCAGCAGACTCTTTGCCAAAGCTAATAATGCTTGTCAAACCAACTTCATCAAAAATGCTCAAGGCTGGAACTATAAAATCGCCAAGTTCAAAGTATTTGTAGCCAGCAAACTTGTTGTGACCTGATTTCTTGATTTCAGTGTTGTGAAACTTATTACGAGCAACATTAAGTTTTTGATAGACGTTCATGCTACTTTCCTTACAGGTTGAGCCAGCAGCCAGTTAGGGCCAAGCTGGATAACAGAACGCACCCACTTGCGCTGGTACTGCTGAATGACTTGTGGTGGCGCATCGTAAGTCTTAAACAACTCACGGGCTTTGCAACGAATTTGAAATGTATTCATTCTTGCACCTCTTTTGGCTCTGATTTGACCACTTCAATAGTGGCTGGCAGATCACGGTAAGTAGAAGAAACAACTTCATTAAAGCCGTAACCTTCAACGACTTTGTTTGCGTAATCAAGAAGAATTTTCTCAATTTCTTTGCGGGACAATGTAATTACCATGTGAACTCCTGTCTTGTTAAAAAATGTCCGTTTTTGCAATTCGTCCCTAAACAATGACGAGTCACCTCGTTTGTTGGCGTTAAGTTTCGATGGCATTGCAACTTTTTACCATGATGGACTTCACAGTTCTAGGTTGCCAACAACTTAAATGTAATTGAAAAACTTGTTTTTTATATTAGGACAAACCCTAGTAGACAAGCAGGTCAACAATGATAACCTTGCCAGCATGACTACACCAGACCATCACGAAACCGTTGCCGCACAGGAGCTTTGCGTCACTGCAATTCAATCTGTAAAGCAATACACTTTTGACCCCGGCGACTTTGAGGCAGCTACCGTTGCTGTCTTAGCTCGCGCTATTGAACTAACCACAAAGAAGGAACTAACCCTGTGTCACATGCAAAAGCGTATTACCTTGAGCAACTAAAAAATGGCCCTGTAAGCCATAGAATTATCATGAACCGCATGTCAACACGATTCCATGATTCACCAGCAGCCATCAAAGACGCATTGGTCAAAGAAGGCTACATTGTCTGCGTCAAGAAAGTTTTGCAAGGTAACGGCAAGTACGCCTACCATCACCAATTAACAGGCAAACCATTTGTTGCACAAAAGCAACAAGCAATGGATGTTGTTAAACAAGATCAACCGACTGATCTTAATTCTTGGGAAGATGGAACAGTCAAGTCAACAGGCAATGCTTTTAACTGGCGCAACCAAGAGCAACAACTCATGACTAAGCGTGAGATTGTTTTGGCGCAACAGAAGTACAACAACAACAACCCGATCACTGTTTACAGCAGGGCTTGAGTAATGGTATAGTAATTTGAAACAACGGCTAGGTTGGGATTGATCCCCCGACCGAAAAGGGTTACCCCTTCCCCTGCCGCAGTTTCTTCAAAGGGTGTTGAAAAAGCGGGAAATCATGCACTACTACCAGTTTCACATAGGTGACTATGCAAGTCACACTCGTCATCTTTCTTTAATTGAAGATATTGCCTACCGTAGGCTTTTGGACTTTTACTATCTCCACGAACAACCTATTAAGCAACGAGACATTGCTCGACAAATAGGCATGAGAGATTGGGAGCAGGACGTTCTTACAGTCCTCAATGAGTTCTTTGTTTCGACTGATGATGGCTTTGTTTCGCCAAGAGCAGACAAGGAAATACAACATTACCACTCAAAAGTTGAACAAGCGTCAAAGGCTGGTAAAGCATCTGCTGAACGCAGGTCAAGCGTACGTTCAACGGACGTTCAACCAACCAATAACCATAAACCAATAACCAATAACCATAAACCAAAGAGAGAGAACGCAACTAGCGTTGCTTGCCCACCTGATGTTGGTTTACAAGAGTGGGAAGATTGGTTGTCTCTCAGGAAAGCCAAGAAAGCACCTGTGACCGAAACCGTACTGAAGTCTGCAAGGAAAGAAGCAGAAAAGGCCGGCATTACCCTAAACGCATTTCTGACCATCTGGTGTGCAAGAGGTTCACAAGGGCTTGAGGCTTCTTGGCTAAAGTCTGATGAAAAGCAAAACCAGACAGAGACTGTTTACCAACGATCAATGCGTTTGAAGATGCAAGAAGCAGTGCCAAGCATTGCCAAGCAAGCACCTTACCAAGACGCAAGCGATTTCTTTCGCACCATTGACATGGACTCACAGAAAGCTATTGAGGTGAACAAATGAGCTTGCCTATGCCTTGGGTTGAAAGAATCTTTACTAAGTTGACCATGATCTATGGACGAGACTTTCTTGGTCGTTGGGAAGGTTTGGACATTGCTGAAGTCAAAGCTGATTGGTCACATGAGTTAGCTGGATTTAAAGACTATCCTGACTCAATTGCTTATGCTTTGAAAAACATGCCTGACAGCGGCAAGCCGCCAACAGTTCTTGAATTTCGTGCTATGTGCAGGAAAGCACCTGAACCTACCTTGCCAATGTTGGAAAACAAACTAACAGCAGAGCAAATGGCTGCGAACAAAAAACGGATTGCTGAAATAATTGCAAGGGTAAAAAAATGACAAGAGTTTACGCATTGAAGAAACTGCTTGAACACGGCGAACTGTCCAGCAAAGAGATTGAAGAAATCACCTGCTGGACAACAAAGCAAGTGTGGGCCAGCATCCAGCGTCTGCAAAAGACAAACACTGTTCGCAAGTACCCAAAGATGAAGTGGGGCTTGATTCAACTTTGGCCTTACCCATGACACGCAGACAGATACAAGACGCTGGAGACAGATACATGATTGAGTTGGGTGAAGCAAGGGTATTGCTTTGCACCTACCAAGTGACCAAGCAGAAAGTTCTTACGCAAGCAAGAATGGAATGGTTGGAAAAAAAGTACGGCACGGGTTCTGTAGCAAGGATTCGTGATTACATGACAAGACTACAAAATGGAGAATTGGAATGAACACTTGGCCCTTTCCACCACCATCAGGACCAACTCCTTGGACACGCAAACAAATCCAAGAGTACGAAAAGAAAAAGCGTGAAGACGCAGGGGAGTCGCCGCTATGACGTTTCAAGTAACTTACAGCGTTGAAGGCGATCCTGTTGGCAAACAAAGACCAAGGTTTTCCCGTGGTCGGACATACACGCCAAAAAAGACAGTGGACTATGAAACCATCATTGCTAGCAAAGCAAGTCAAGCAATGGGTTCATCAGAGCCGCTACAAACGCCTGTAGCAATCTTTATTTGGATAAGCCATGCTATCCCCGCCAGCTACTCCAAAAAGCGCAAGGAAGCCTGTTTAAACGGTTTGGATTGGCCTAAAAAGCCTGACCTTGATAACGTTGCTAAAGTTTTTCTTGATGCAATGAACGGCATTGTCTACAAAGATGATGTGCAGGTCGTTAAGTTGCGAGTGTCAAAACGCTACGACACAGATTCAAAAGTTGATGTGTTGGTCAGGGAAGAATTGCCATGACACCCGACATGAAAAGCCGTGAGCAAGAAAAGCTATATCACGCCATCATTAACCAGATTGCCAAACAATCAAAGCTGCACGGTAGCCGCTGGTCAACAGAATCATGGAAGCGATACCTGATAGATCAGTGGGCACATGAGAACGGCGAATCAGCATCAGTTAGCAAGGTGATGCCAAGCATTGACGGTTTGCGAGTAGTCCAGCTAGGGTTGCAAAGCCGCAGGTTTACCAAAGAGCAAGCTGTCAGCTTTACTGAGTGGTTGTTGTATTGGGCCAACACAAATGGGGTGACGCTTGAAGAACGCAGAGAAGAAGCATAAAGAGGCCGTGGCAAGCCTTGGCTGTGCGCTGTGTTATCACCTTTACGGTGAGCATGACCCCGCTCCTGTGGAACTGCATCACCTAAGAGCAGGGGGGTGGGGCAAGGGTGATTACAAGACGCTGATGGGCTTATGTTACGAACATCATCGTGGCAATAAGGGTATTCACGGATTGGGGACTAGGGGCTTTGTGGAATATTATGGAGTCACTCAGCAAGAACTGCTTGAGTGGACACTAAACAAGATAGGAAAAACACATGACTGAAGATGAATTTGTTAAACAATTTCCAGCTTTTCCTAGTGGTCAATACAAATTAGGCATGACCCTGCGCGACTACTTTGCGGCCAAGGCAATGCAAGTTGTTCTTTACCAATGCGACTGCTTTCCTGATGAGGACTGGCGCATGGGTGTTGCACTGGACTCCTACCAAATGGCCGATGCCATGCTGAAAGCGAGGGAGGCATGAATTACGCAGCCATTGCAGCGGCTATGAGAGCCGAAATAGATGACAGCAAAAAACTGTACATGCCCAACAGCCCCGGCGCATTTGTTAGAGACAGATTGTTTAAAGAATGTCTGTGGGAAGAAGCGACTTGGTTTTGGTCGCATTATTGCAGCCGTAGTTTTGGCGATCCCGGCTTGGACAATCTGTACGTACAGCTTGAAGAACTTGCAGCTAACGAAAAGATGCCCGATTGGGGCACAAAGGGAACATGATGGATTGCAAACATTTGTGGGAACCTTTAAGCGATTTGCCCTTGTACAAATGCGCTCGTTGTGGCGCTTTTATGAGGATCATCAAATGAAAACCCGAACAATCCTAATTGCATCGCTGCTGGCATCAGCAACAGTGTCTGTGTCAATCATTTATGGCCTGTGGTGGCTGGTGGAGGTGTTATGAGAGAAGCATTGCCCTTTGGTGTTGGTGGTGGCTTGGTCGCCATCAAGACGCTGCTCAGTCGTGACCCTTGCGTCCATGCAAACACAGCGATTGAGATGATTGACGCCATCTTGAAAGAACATACCGCAGCACAGCCAGCACCTGTACTAGAGGGCCGAGACTGGTCTTTGCTTGAAGCCACGCAGGAGTCGTTGCGTGAGCATATGTCCGAGATTAAGCGGTTGAAAGCAGCAAAGCCAGCCGTGCCTGATGCTATGACAAGCGCCGACATTCAGGAGCACATCGAATATGTGGCAGGGTGGAACGATTGCAGGCAAGCGATGATGGAGATGATGAAATGAAAACCACGATAGAACTTGCACATGAAGTCTACGGCGCACACACAGAATGGTCTGGCGCACCGCTTGACCGGCTGGAGCAGCTTGTTGCCATTGTCCGTGCGGATGAGCGTGAAATTGCCATTAAAGACTTCAAGCATCGCCTTGCAACCGCTATTGACGCTATGCCGTTTGGCGATACAGCCGCTAGTTTTGCTGTTTACATCAGAGACTTCAAATGAGAAAAGTTTGTCGTAGACGGGTATATCAACTGGTCAACCCAATAGCTCACGCTATCGCTGGCGCAGGTATCACAACAGACGATTGCCTTAAACAACTCAAAGACAAAGAGCTTGCCGCCATTGAAGCTATGCGTACAGGTAACGCAACTGTCTACACATGGCAAGAACTGGTAGACATGAACAACATCTGTCAGGTTATGGCAAGAAACGGCATCGGGCCAGAAGCACTACCAGACTCTATGATGGCTGAGATTGAGCTTACACACGCTGCCAAGCGATATGAGGCCACAGGTAAAATGTTACTGACAGGCACAGGTCTGAGGGCCATCAATGAGGTTTTAGAGTGGCATCACCTGCAAAGAACATCAATTAGCCGATCAGAGTACGAGCGCATGATTGCCAAAACACGCAACAAACTGCGCTCTCGCTCAAAAGACGTTACGGTTATACAATGACAGCAGGAGAATCCACCATGAAATTTAGCATCAACGAAGCACCGTCCAATGTGATGGGAGAGTTTGCAATGTGTCTGCTTAACGGCGTGACAGCAGGGCATATCCACCACCTTGGCACTGATAGCTACTCACAGCACATGGCTTTGGGTGACTTCTATGTTGAGCTTGATAAACGTGCTGACAAATTCATTGAGGCATACCAAGGAAAAAAGTCGAAAATAATTTTCGCGGAAAAGGCACTTTTTCTGGGGGAAAATGGTCTGGAGCTTGTTGAATACATTTGTGACCAAATTGAAAGCTATCGCAAAATGCCCGGATTCCCACAAGAAAGCGAACTGCAAAACATCGTGGATGAACTGCTTGACCTGACAGATTCCACCAAATACAAACTGAAGTTCCTAAAATAATGCCACTCGTTAAAAAACAATCAGGCTGGTATTGGGGGGCGCAAGGGCCATTTGATACAAAAGCAAAAGCACTGGCAGTTTCTCGCGCTGCTTACGCTTCTGGCTACAAAGCACAAAGCAAAGATGTGATTTCCTACAGAGTTGACGAAAGTTCGTGGAAAGCACCAACAAATCTGACCAAAAAATTTGAACAGGTTTAGAAAAGTTTTCCTTGGTGAGTGGCTTTTCGGAAAAAGCCTTTTTATGCCTTGTCAGTTAGGGCATTTTTTTTGCTTCTAAATTTTTTTTCCGAAATGCGTAGTTGGCTTTTAGACTTTTCTGGCCCTAGTATTACTGGATGCCCATACAGTACTACAGGGTTTACCCCTAGTGCCATTGGAAATGTGACCCAATGACCTACAAAAATGGCAAAATGACGGGGAAATCATTACATAACCCGCCCGGGTTGGCATGATCGGGGGCCAATCGCCCCGCCCCGCCCAATCGCCCCGGGGCCAACCCCGCCCCAATCAACCGGGGGCCAAACCAACCCGCCCCAATCGCTGCAAACCCCCGCCAATCGCCCCCAGAAAACGGGGTCAACCCGCCAAACCCCGCCCGATCCAACCCGGGCCAATCATTGGGGTCAATCGCCCGGGGATAACAAACCCCGCCAAACCAACCCCAAACAATTGCCCAAACAATCGCCCAATCGCTGGGGGCCAATCGCCCCGCAAACGGGCCAAACGATCACCCCGGGCCAACCCCCAGCAAAACCCAAACAACCCCGCAAACGGGGCCAATTTTGAAGTGAGCGCTAACTAACTTAGCAAAGCCAAAAAAACCCCGGTTTTGCCCGGGGTCGTTTTGGTTTTACGTCAATTCCCAATAATCATCTAATGAAAATTGAACAATATCGCCCGATCCATCATTAGGCCAAAAAAGCCCCACATTGCCCATAATCGTTAACAATTCATAAAACATTGGCGGGTTGTTTGGGTCGTTGATTGATACCCCAAACGACCCTTCACGGGGCATTTTTGTCGGTTTTGTGCCATAAGTCAATTCGATATCGATATCAGAAAATTTGCCCATGTTAGCCCCTGTAATTGTTTGAACGACCCCGATTGCGCCCGTACGATTGCACGGGGGGCGGGGTTTGAAGGATTGTTTTGACCTGATCAGGGGTCATCCTAAGCATTTGCGCCAATTGGGCAATTGTCAGGTTTGGGTTGTTATCGTAAAAATCACAAATTTGTTGGTTAGTCATTGTTAAGCCCCCCCGCATTTTGGGCAAATTGGATAGCAAAACGGTTCATTCATTGGTTTTTCCGTGCAACCGCAAAACGCGCACAAAAAATCCCTTAATTGACAATTTGTCATTTGGGGGTCGTTAACTGTTTTTGCGGTTTGTGCATCAAATTTGTATGCACTTTCCACCATTGCATTGATAAAACCCGTATGAAATTTTGAAATTGTTGTCATTGTTGACCCCTTTTTAGTGCATTGCAATCGCGATAACGCGGTTTTTCATCTTAGGTAAACCGCATGCATGCCCCGCCCCCGTGCATGATCCACATGCCCCCGGGCACGGAAAAACCTTAACCCCCGGAAATTTGGCCCGGATTGCAGCGTTAACGCTGGGTGACCCGTGATCGTTGCTTTTGACTTTTCGCCCAATCGAAACCGCTATAAATTCCCCCCGTGTGATCGGCAATTTTTTTACAGCGTTAACAATCGCCCGGGATGCATTGTGACCCCCTGAAATGTTAAGTTGGTAGTTGGTAGGCCAAACCCCGACAACGTCAAACCCCAACAATGCATGAAATGATTTGCTGTAACCATAAGCCCGGGCGTTTGGGGTTGATGCCAACAATGACATCCAAAACGCAACGTCACCCCCGTTTGCAAAATCACCATCCACATACAAACGACAATCAAACCCCCCGGGTCGTTTTGCTGCAATCGCTGCAAATGCCCGTGCAATTTGATCCGGGGCAAACCGCATCAAGTATGCATTTTGGATCATGCGCGCAAACGCTGCAGGGAATCGCCATGCCCTATAGGAATAGCAAAAATTGATGCAATCCCCCGCCCCGGGGCATGTAACCCCGGGAATAGTGGAAAACGAGACAAACGGCAATTTTGAATTGCCCCCCAGCGCAAAAATTGAAAATTGGGGGGTTTTTTGACTGAAAACATCCGACAATTTGTTAAGGTTGGATTGCCAACCCGGGCCGGAAAAATCGTTATCGATTTGTAATTTATAGATTGCCCGGGCGATAACGTGATCATCCCCCATTTGCACGGCAATTGCCAAATCCTGCAATTTTGCAAATTTGGGGGCGGTTTTGAATGATTTGATTTGCATGATGTTTTATCCTGTAATGTGAAAAATTGTTAACAATCCCAATCTTCGGATTGGATTTTGACGTTGCAAAAATCCCCGATCCCATTGTGATATTCGCGCATCACGTCACAAATTTTGTCGATCAATTCCCGGGGGACAATGTCATTTACAACCAATGTTGCAAACGGTTTTTTGTCGATCCCTTCGGGGGCAAACCCGCAACCGTGATGAAAAGTAACCCTTGTTTTGTCCAAATGCATGATCAATCCCCCAATAAACCAGAAAAAACGACCATTGCAAACCCGCCAATGGTCACCATTGCCAACGACAGAAACACGGGGCCAATACCCATCGCCAAACCGCACACTTTTAGTTTCAAATCGTTGGGTTGGTAATGTTGGGGTACTACGTTTATATGGTGGCAATGGCAAACTGCAAACCCCAGTACTACAGAATTGATGCTAGATTGTACAATTTATAAGGAATTGGCCCCGTTTTGGCCCCGTTTTGCCCCGTTTGGGGTTGTTTGGGGTCGTTTTGGGGGGTCATTGGCCCCGGGCGGGGTTGTTGTCGCTGATCATCTGGGGCCAATCGCCCGATTGGTAGTCAATCGCCCCGTGATCGGTGTAATGCCTAAAAACCCCCCGTTGTTCTAAGCCCGTTTTTTGAGAATGGCACGGTTGGCACAATGTCTGAAAACGGTTATTGATAAACGCGCCCGGGCCGATCGTTTTCCACGG